TTGACTTTTAAGTCAACCCCCACCCGGAAAGGGATACCAAATGGTTTATCGGAAAGATTGGGGCCAGCCTCAACAAGGGGCACAGGGCTTCGCGCGGACGATGAAAGCCTTCGGCCGCAAGGTCAATCTGTCGGTCGCCGACCTTGGCACCACCAACAACGTCATCGGGTGCTTCATGGTGCCCGGTGGCTTCCAGATCGTCGGCATGATCGGCCCGGCTGTGCCGGTGCTCGGGCCGGCCCTGAGCCTGTCTATCGGCGACGCGGGGTCGCCCAACCGCTACCTCTCGGGCTCCAACATCGGTGTGGCCGGTGGCGCGATGCCGGCGATGGCATCGACCGGCTTCTTCCGGACCTTCTCCGACACGGAAATTCAAATGCTGATCGCATTGCAGTCCAGCGCTCCGGTGGCCGGCATTTTCGAGTTTTACCTGTACGGAATGGTCGTCTAGCACCCAAAAATCTTGGGTGTTTCACATGAAACCTAAACCATTGAGAGAGGGAACCAATCCCATGTCGGACAAAGTGCAGGTGACCTACCACGCCCCGGAGGGCGACAACAAAGTCTGCGAAATGGGTGGCAAGACGTTCTTCGACGGCAAGGCCACCGAACTGGATAGCGAAGCCGATGCGGCCCTGATCGAGCAGATCAAGGCCAACAAGCATTTTGAGGCACCGGGCGGCCACCCGGCTCCGGACAAGCACAAGGAGCACAAGGAGCACCACCCGGACCCAAAAGACTATCCGGGCGAAAAAGACCCGGACGGAAAAAGCGGCCACAACCCAAAGCCGCGTTAAGGCGAAAAGCAAAAAGGAGATAGGGGCCGAAAGGCCCCTTTTTCATGGCGCTCTCGCACACCAGCGAAGAACTGATCAACAAGGCGGCTGCGATCCTCGGCAAATTCGTGCCGGGGGAAGCGCTCGGCGCTGTCGAACACGATACCATCGACGGCTGCATTGATGACGTTCTCGCGGAGCTATCGCGGATCGTTGCGATCCCCGACCGCGACGACATTCCCAATCTGTATTTCGAGACGGTAGCGCGCATTCTCGCGATTTATGCCGCAGCGGAGTTTTCCAATCAGCCGCTCGACCTTGGCGCGGTGCGCGACCACGAAGCGCGCTTGCGCGAGTTGATCCAGAACACGCCGACCTATGAAATCTTGCGGACGAATTATTTCTAATGGTCGACGTTCCGTTTCCCCTGCTCACAGCGCCGGGACGGGTGCCGCAGGCCGCAGGCGGACGCCTGATCAATTGCTATCCGGAGACGCTGCCGGCCGCCGCTGGCAAGCCCTATGGCTACTGGCGCACGCCGGGGCTCAAGCCGTGGGCCACGACGACAGGGGTTAATTTTCGCGGCGCGCTGCTCGTCAACAATCTGATCTATGCCGTGATCGACAATTCGGTGTGGACGTTTCCTGCCGCAGGCGGCGCCGGCACGCAGTTGAGCGGCACGGTGCTCGGCACGGGTCCGGTCACGATGGCGCGCAACAACGCCTTGGGACCGGACATTGCCATCGTCGCACCGGGCAACGGCGCCTATTGGATCAATTCGCGGCCGGTGGCCTCAAGCCCACCCGGCACCAACAACGCGGTGGTGTCCTATCCGAACGGCTCGGGCGGCTTCATCGTTGGTTCGCCAAGTGCCGTGACTTATCTGCTTGGCTTTTTCTTTTTCACCTACCCCAACGCGCAAGTATTCTCGTCCGATCCGGACACCAGCGCCAACCCGACCAACATCAACGCGCTCAACTTCGCGACCGCGCAGAGCAAGCCCGACACGCTCTATCGGCCAGTGCCCTACAATGGCCAACTGCTTTTGTGCGGCGCCAATTCGATTGAAGTGTGGGGCGCGCCGATCAATCTGACGGGCTTCCCGCTTTCCTACGTCTCGACCATTTCGCGTGGTGTTGTCGGCATCAATGCGATTGCCGGCCACGACGACGGTTTCGGCAAGGGGATATTTTTCGTCGGCGACGACGCCAAGGTGTCGACGCTGTCCGGTTACACGCCGACGCCGGTATCAACGCCCGATCTGGATTTGAAGATCGAAGGCGAGCCGGACAAGACCATCATCACGACAGCGGTCTACGTCTCTCAAGGTCACGGCATCGTCGTGGTGCAGGGACCGCAGTGGTGTTGGGAATACGACACCACGTTGCAGACGTGGCACGAACGCAAGTCGCATTTGGTCGAATACTGGCGCGGGATGTTTCCGCTTCTGGCGTTTGGCAACACATGGGTTTGCGGTGATCGAAAGAGCGGCAACCTTGCTGTCATCGACGGCAAGACAGCCACGGAATTTGGCGACCCGTTGCGGATGCGGATCGAAACCGGGCCGCTTCACGCCTTCCCAAGCAAAATCCGGATCAACGCCATCGAGCTTTATCTGACCAAAGGTGTCGGCATGGCGACCGGCATCGACCCCTTGCAGACCGATCCGGACATTTCGATTTCGATTTCGCGCGACGGTGGGCAGACGTGGAGCAATCCGCGTGTGGTCAAGATCGGCCGCCAATCTCTGACCGATGGCCGCGTGCGTTCGGCGATTTGGGGACAAGCGCAAAATCAGGGCGTGCGCTGGCGCTTGCAGGAAAGCGCGCCGCTGTCTTTCGGCTTCATGGGCGCCGACATGCTGGTGGAGCAACTGCGGTGAAAATCGTTCTCCCGGCTCAACCCGTCAACGTCGACACACCGCACGGCGTTGATCCGCTCTGGTTTGAAAAATTCCAGCAACTGGCCGCGTTCGCGAACCTCTTTAGCGAAGTCAACTTCGCGACGATGACCACCGGCCAAGTGCTGATCTGGAACGCCACCACGAAAAAATTCGCGGCCGGCGCCAACTAAGGCATCCCCACATGGCAAGCTTTCTCGACACGCTGTTCGGCGGCGGTGCGCAAGAGGACGCGGCTGCAAAGAATGCGGCGGCACTTGGCACCTACCAGACCCTTGCAAATAGCGCGCTAGGGCAGGGCTATAACACTGCGACGGGTGCGGGCAATCAAGCGATCCAAGCCTATCAGCCACTCGCTGCCATGGGCGCGCAATATGGTCAGGCCGGCACCCTCGCGCTCGGCGCGCTAGGTGCCGGTGGTCCCGCTGGCACCGCAGCCGCACAATCCGCGTTCACCAACGCGCCGGGATACACGGGCGCGGTCACTGCCGGCACCGATGCGCTTCTTCGGCAATTGAGCGCCAGCGGCATGTCGCAATCCGGCAATGCTGCGGAGGACGTGGGCACGTTCACGCAGAATTTGCAGAACCAGCAGTACAACACCTGGCTGCAAAACCTTCTAAGCGCTGGCAATACTGGCGTTCAAGCCACGGGCGCGGCGGCGCAAGGGCAGGCGGCCGGCTACGGGACACTTGCCAATCTCGCGACACAGTACGGCGAGGATCAGAGCGGCGTCGCCAGCGGCGTTGCGAGCGGCACCATGGCCGACAACAACATGGTGGCGGCCGGTCAAGCCGCTGGTGCGAAAAATATACTTGGGGCCGGGCTGTCGCTTGCGTCGCTGGCGATGGCGCCGCTTACAGGCGGCGCAAGTCTTGCCGGCTTGGCCATGAAAAGTGGATCGAACCTGCTTTTCGGCGGCGGAAGCCCATCGGGTTACGGGACCGGATAAATGGCGATCAAGCCGCTGCTTATCCCGGCATTCGACCCCGCTGCCAATGCGTTCAATTTCGCGCCGCTGGCGAAGCTCGGGCAGTACGGCAAGCCGGATGACAAGCTTGGCAGTCTAGCCACGCAGTACGCGAGCGCGCCTCCAGCGCCGCCCTCGGGTGGTTCCAACTATGCGAACGCAATCGCCGGCATCGAGAGCGGCGGCAAGTATGATTTGCTCGGCCCGACGACAAAGGCCGGCGACCGTGCCTATGGCAAATATCAAGTCATGGGCGCGAACATTCCGGAGTGGACGCAGGCCGCGCTCGGCACGTCGATGACACCGGAGCAATTCCTCGCCGATCCGAACGCACAGGATGCGGTGTTCAACCATCGCTTCGGTCAGTACGTCGACAAGTATGGGCCGACCGGCGCTGCAAAGGCGTGGTTCGCAGGTGAAGGCGGCATGAACAATCCAAATGCAAAGGATCAACTCGGAACGTCGGTCGATGACTACGCGCGACGTTTTAACGCCGGTCTAGGGGGCCAGTAATGGCGATTGCACCGCTGCAAATTCCGTCGTCCAACATCAACAATCTGGTCGATCAATCGCAGTGGTCCTCGTTGGCCAATCTCGGCAACGTCTACAAGCAGGCGCAAGAGGATGCGGCCAAGCAGACCGCGCTTTCCCAATTGGGGCGCGGTGTGGATGCGGACGCCGCGACGCTGTTGCATTCGGGCGTGCCGTCGCTGGCCTCAATCGGTTTGAACATGCAGCAAAGCGCGCTCAACCGGCAGCGCGAGGATGCGCGCTATGCGGTCACCGACAAGCGCGCCGAAGCAGAACTAGCCATCCAGCAAGCCACAGCGAAGCGTGTGCAGGATGATTGGGAGGACAAGTCAAGGAAAGAGGCTGCGGCACGCGCGGCGTTTCTTGCCGGTGGCCAGCCGGCCGCTGTCGCGCCGGACCCTGCTTTCACGCAAGGCGCGCCGCCGATTGCGCCGTCACCGGCATTGCCGCAAGCGCCGCCTGTCGCGCCCGTTGCACAGCCCATGCAACAGGCCGTGCCGCTCGCGCCGGGGCAAATGCCGCCCGGTGCGCCGGGCGAGCCGGCCGTGCCGCTCGCGCCACAAGCACCCGTTGCGCCACCCATAGCGCCGTCGCCGATTGCGCCAAGCCAGTTACAGGCAACCGGCGCAATGTCGCCAACTGACCCTGTTGCCAATCGAATTGTGAGTAATCTGGTTTCGGGGCGACCCGCTGCGGCTGCCGGTTTCACGCGCGAGCAACTTGCGGACATGATGCAAGACCCGACCTACGGGAAGCTTGCGACCGCGATGCTGCAAAAAATGTATAGCCCCGACGAGTTTGAGTACAAAGTGTCGGATGACGGCAACAAGGTCATTGCCATCAACAAGACGAGGGGGACGGTCGCGGACCTTACGCCGCCGACGAAGTCCGGCGAGCCGGCCCCGACCAAGGAAGAACGCGAAGTGCAGGGCTACTATCGGGCCGGCAAAAACCTTGGAATGAACGACGATCAGGCGCGGGCCTTCGCGGCTAACAAGGGCAAGGTGCCAAGCCAGGATTTGCGCCCCGGCGAGGAAACGCGGATCAACAAGCTAACCGACGAGGCGAGAACCGCACAGCGGACGCTCGACAATGTCGCTCAACTCAGAACCTTGTCCAAGGACGCATGGGGCTTCCCCGGCGCGGAAACCGCTTCATCGTATGTATCGGCGCTGCCGGGCTTTGTGCCGGGCGTGAAAGGCGCGGTCG